AAACCGGGTTGCTGTTTTCCGCTGTGGGAGTCGTGAAGTAACGGGTGGCGCCGCTTTGCGCCAGGTCGCGGCCCTCGCCCTGAATCGACAGGGTTGCGTTGCCGCTGGCGGGAATCGAGAAGTCGCTGCTGGTGGGGCGCCAGTCGGTGTAGACCTCGCTGAAAGGCACATCGGGTTGCCACTCTTCGACGGTGTAGAACTCGTCCAAGTGGCCGGTGGTGGGCATGTAGGAATACTTGCCTGGCACCGTGACGGTGGCGGTTGCAATCGGGCCTTCTGCGACCAGCGCGGAGCCGTTTGCGGCAACCACAGTCGCAGCCAGCGCGGTCACATCGGTGACAAACAGGGTCTTGTTGAGGTTGGCCGCGTTGAACGTGCCTGCCGTCAAGCGAATGCCCATGCCGATGCGCAAGCCGCTGGTGAGCCATGAGCCGGTCGAGCGGGTCAGGGTGTAGCCGCCAGCCACTGAGGCAATCGTCAGGCTGAGCCCGGTCATCGGTGCAACAGCAGCAAATGCGCGCTTCAAGGCGGTGCCCAGCAAGTCGCTGGAGTTGCCTGGGGCCAAGTGGTCGTTGATGTTGCCGGTGACGCTGCGCACACCGTGCCGGCCTTCGGATGGTTGCAGGTCAGAGCGGATTCGGTCGTTGGCCAGAACGTCTTTGGCCAGGTTGAACACGCCATCGGTGCGCGACACGATGCGCGCACCCGTGGCGCCGGGCAGCACGCCGGCCGTGGTCTGCTTTTTGATGACGATCTGTTTGTATGAGCCGGATGCGTTTGGCATGGTGGAAGCCCTGTAGAGGTGGTTCGGTGTGGGTTGACCGCCGGGTCAGACGGAAGTGAATGGGTCGCCGCTGTAGGTGCGGTACTCGCACTGGTACAGGCTGTTTTGTCGGGCTAGGCGCTGCTCGGAGCCATCGTCACGAATCCACTGCTTGGCCGTGAGGTACATGGTCTGTCGGCAGATGCCGCCCAGCGTGGGGTTGGCGCCAATGGCGGCCTCGCACTGCGCGCTGATCAGTCGGGCTTGGTTCTCGGCTGCGCTGCCGCCTCGGGTGACGACTTGCACCACCAGCGAAAGGGTGTGCATTTGCAAGACCTTTTGCCCAACGGCAGAGCCCATGCGGCTGTCGGTCGTGACGCCCTCGTCAATCGGGAGCAGGTTCACGGCGGGCAACTCGCTAGGCTCAAACGGGTCTGCATCGCTGCGCCCTATGTGAACACCTACGCCTGTGAGGCCCGCGGCTTTGAGCAGGGCGTCCAGCGCGGTCAGGATCTGGGTGTCAACAGGGGTGCTCACAGAGACCCCTCGTCAATCAGGTGCAGCACAACGATCCCTTGACCGTCGGGCAAAACGCGGACGACTTCGAACGTCTTTGGCTGCTGCGATGCGTCTGGCGTGACTTCAACCAGATCGCCGCGTGAGACCTCCGGCATGAAGCCATCGAATACCGACAGCACCGGGTTTGCGTCGTTCACCAAGCCCTCAAGCCCAGAGGACGCGTCGCGGACAAATATCGCGCGCAAGCCAGTTACCCACGCGCCGCCGGCCGCACCGGATCGCCAGGAGACTGAGGCATTGGACAGGTGCGAGATCACACCCGAGGCCATGCCTCGCTCCAGCAACCCGAATGACGGCGGCACAGGGGCAGTCATCACGCGGCCTTTTTGCCTACGGAGTCGTCTTCGGACGCTTTTGCCTTGACCTGCTCGGGCGCGGCCTTTGCAAGCCCGCGCTCGATCAAACCTTTGGCATCGGCGTCCTTGGCGTTGAATTCTTCACCGGGCGCAATCGCGCCAGGGAAGATGGTCACCAGAGCAATGAGCTTCATGAGTGGCCTCGGATCAGCGAACGGTGGCGCACATCGATGCGTTCACGCGGTATGGCACCGGCAGTGGCGCGCTCTGCAGCAGCAGCATCCTGGCGGCGGGGTCTTTTTCAACCCAGCTCTTGGCGAAGTAAGGCACGGCCTGGAAGCCAGCTTCTTCGTCCTTGATTGCTCCGTAGCAGCGCGTGCCCTCAAGGTCGCCGCTGGTGATGATCACTGTGTGGTCAGGCAGGTACGGCGTCAGTGCGCCCGTGGTGGGGTGCTCATACCAGCCGGCGTTGACCCAGATGTCGAAGTCGCCAATGCTGCCCATGTAGCGGCCGCCCTCGCCCAGAACGGTGGGAGAGAGAACATCGGCCCCACGGAAGCGGTCCAGCAACTTCTGCACGTCGGTGTAGGTTGCGAAAAGCTCATAGGCCTTGGCGTCCATCACGACGACGTTCGCAGTTGATCCGCTGAGCTTGGTCACGTTCATTGACCATGTGCGAAGGTCGGTCAGTGGGTTGACGCCGTTCTCGCCCCATCGCGCGGTGGTGGTAAGGGCAACGGTCAGCGATGCGTCCCGGCCAAAGTCCATCTCGGCCTTGGGGTAGTTGTCGCCCTCGACAATGATCTTGCCGGTGCGCAACGCCTCAATAGCCATGACCTCTTGACGGCGCGTCAACATTTCGATCTGGTCTTTCAAGTCGGCTGCTAGAGCTGCCTGCATGCGCTGGGCGGGAGACATGTCACCGCCGATGCGCTCGCCAATGGCGCGCTTGAAGGGGCGGCTAGCATCAAAGACGCGCTTGTCTTTCACGTAGGCCGGGGCGAAGGTCTTGGTTTGGAAGCCCTTGGAGCGCACCACTTGACCGGCCACGATGGGCGAGACAAAGGGGGCCAGGCGGCGGCGACCGGAGTCAATGTCGAAGTGGATTTCTTCGCTGGTCTCCGTCTGGATCGCGCGGAAGAACGAATTGAGGAAAAACGGGGCGGGAGCGGGAAGCTCGGCGACCACGCGGGCCAAAACGCCAGTGCTGAAAATATCCATGATGAATTCCTTGGGTGTTTGCTTGTTGAGGGCGCTTACGCGATGCTGGGCAGGACCACGACGCCTTTGGAGCGCAAGCCTTCGGTGATGCTTGCTGCCGTATGGCCGGTGCCAAGCGTCAGCGCCGATGCGTTGAAATCACCGCGCGAGTACGCCATGCACGCTTGATCGCCAGCGGATGCATTGCAGTCCTCGGCCAAGATCAGGTCGGGCGTCTGACTGCCATCGGATGCAGCAGCCAGGCTGAGGATGTATTTCCCGCTGGCTGTGACCTTGCCCACAACAGCGCCGCGCACAAGGTTTTGGCCCGATGCGATGGTCACTTTGCGGCCGGCCAGAAGGTGGTGGTTGCCCGCAATCAGGGCGTCTGGCACATAGGTGCCCTCAGTTTTGAAAAAAGCGTTCATGTTGATGCTTCCGTTTGTGTTTGGGGTGCTGCTCTTGTGGCTCAGGCCTTGGCCTTGCCCAGGCTAAAAGCGGCCAGAATCTGGCCGGCCAGCGCGGCCTCTTCGTTGGCCGCATCGCCGGATGCCTCGACGCCGGAGACTTGCGGGTTTCCGGTGGCGGCCATAGCTGCAGCGAATGCGTTACCAGCCGATGCCTGTACGGCAACAATCGGAGCTGGTGCAGCGCCCAGGATTGCGCCAGCTTGCTCGGCGGTCAGGCCGCTGTTGACGCACTGAACGGCCATGGCCATGTTGGCGCTGGCTTTTTCGTGGGTAAGGATCGCGCCCACGCGCTCGCGCTCGGCTTTTGCGCCATCAGCAGCGCCAGCGGCACGCGCTTGGTCGATATCGGCTTGTGAAAATGCGGTGGCAGCGGGTGACGCTTGACCGCCAGGGGTGGTGTTGCCAGACATGGAATCTCCTTGGTTGGCTGTTGCGCGGGCGGCCTGCCCACTTGGGAATGAACGACTGCGGGTAGCAGCCAATTCGGAAAGGATTTGGTCTGAGGTGCTGATGCGGCTGGCCAGCCCTGCGGCGACGGCCGATACACCGCGGTAGGTGCCCGCTTGCATTTTTCGGATGGCCATCGGATCAAGTCCGGTGTTCTTGGCCACCGTCTCGACAAACATGGTCATGAGGTCATCGATTTCGAGCTGGTAGTCAGCGCGAACCGAGTCGGGCAGAGGTTCATAGGGGTTGCCGTCAACCTTGTGCGCCCCGGCGTAGATGTGCGTGACTTTCACGCCATCAGCTTCCAGGGCCTTGGAGAAATCGACGTGGCGCATAACAACGCCGATGGACCCCAGGTAGGCGGTGGACGTGAGGACAACCTCGTCTGACGCGCTGGCGCCGAGGTATGCCGCGCTCGCCGCCATGCTGTCAGCCATGGAAATCATGGGTTTTTTGCCTCGCATGGATGCGATGCGCTCGGCCAGCTCAAAGGCGCCCTGCACCTCGCCGCCAGGAGAGTCCCAGGACAACATCACGGCGTGAACATCGGTGTTGTTCATTGCGTCCTCGATGTCGGCGGCCACATCGTTGTAGCCCAGCAGCATCGTGCTGTCGGCGTCCATTCGAGTCCGGTGCACCAGTGCGCCCCGGACGCCAACCACGGCCACGCCATCAACGACCTGATAGCCACGATCAGAGCGGGCTCCGCGTCGGGTGCTAAACATCTCAGCGGGCAAAAGCTGTGCGGCATTCGCATCAACGGCATTGATTGACACCGGCTGCGCAGATAGCCCGCCACCGAGAAGGCGAGAGCCAATCCCGGCAATGATTGCGTCAAGCTTTTGGGGGTGTATCAGCAGCGGCGTGTTGAACACGCGTGCGGCCAGATGTGGGTATTGCAGTCCGTTCATGCGTCCGCCGTTTGTGTTTGTGACGTGCGTCCGCGGGACTCGCCAGAAGGCTCGTCAAGGTCTTCATCTTCGTCATTGGGGGCGCTTGGCTGCGCTG